CGGTGGACTTCATGAGCGCAAAATGAATGATCTTCTCTTGAACAGAGAGCTGCGCAAGAAGGTCCGCCCAAGGGGAAAAGGTAAAATTGATGGCTCCCACCGTTTGGGTCCACTGTAGCTTGTGAATAAGAATTGGACGGGCAAGGAATGACGCTAAGTTAAGGTCAGGGGTCCCTGCCACAGCTATAGTGGAATCCGGCTTGGAGTCCCAAGTAGTGATGACTTCACCAGCAGCCTCGAAAAACGTTACGTTCTCGTGGGTGTTGATGGTCACCTGCTCCTCAGGTTCGGTGGAAGTGGTTGTTGTTTCTGTGTTATTACTGGCAGAGTTCGGTGTCGTGTCAGTCATGGGGTTGTTGTTGGGGTTTTTGGACTGTACAACGGGTGAAGTGAGTAAGTGCTATTCCAGAGACGCCCAAAGCGTCACTAAGGCAGGATAAACAAACACAGACATGAAACAATGGTGTGAGATTACGGCGAAACGGGTCTCTCTGCTCATCTCCCAGGCTCAAATTCCTGGTTGGCTAGGGTCTTACAGGGGTCCTAGCAGAGAGTTGACGGAATTCCGTAGTACACACAACCAAAGCTTCCTGCAATAGGTCAACTAAGATTGTCTAAGGTCTAGCAAGTGTTAACAACACCTAATGCTGGGGGGGCTCGTCCGATTCCCCCCCTTTGGGTCCATAGCACGACAACATAATGTCATCGTAGCCACGGAAAATGGGGCGCTGCACCCCGCTCTCATCAAGGAGAAGCTCTAGCTGGGGCATCATGCGGTCAAAGACTGCACGACCATGCTGAGCAAGCTCGTTGTTGACCGACATAGCGGTCAGAGAGGCTTAGATGTTAGCGCCGAGAGCTGACGGTGTGTTAAGAGTCAGCGAACGCGCCATGCTGTCGAAGGCCAGGGGTGCACAGTATACTCCCCACTCTTCGTCAAAGCGCCAAGTCCTGTGAAGGAACTCGACACTGTCGAAGTGCGAAAAGTTGACGTGCTCTCCCTCCTTGTCAGCAGGGGTTGCAAGAATGCCGAAGAGACGACAATTCTTGATGAAAGCCTCCTGGCCAAAGGAGGGGTCTCTGGAGCCAC